GTCTGACCGCAATGACCCGCCATATCCCGTAACCGAAACGGTAGATAAAGACGACGCTAAAGAGGCCCGAGCCTTTCTCGCGAAGTATCCGAAGGGGGACACATGACAAATAAGCAAGTTATTGAGAGGATCAACCATGGGAAAAAGGGGAGCAAAGGCATGGGAACCAAACTGGGACGTCTTCAACGCCCTTGTGGCTACTCAATGTACCCTCGCCGAGATCGCCGCCTACTTCGCAGTATCCGAGGACACGATAGAGCGGACAGTTAAACGCGATAAAAAAGTAAAATTTGCGGAGTATTTCAGACAAAAAAGGATAGCGGGAAATGTAGCTATCCGCCGTTCGCTTTACAAAAAAGCGGTTGGCGGCGATATGACCGCAATCATATTTTGGTTTAAGGTACATTTGAACTATACCGATAAAATGAAAATCACCAACGAATCGAAAACCGATAAACAGCAAGCCGAAGCGGCGAAGGAATTTGTCACCCGTATCGAAACGCTAGTCGGCGAGCTAAAGCAGGCGCAACCTACTGAGGATAAGGAAAAACGGATGGGACTACTTGCGGCGAGTTTGGGGATTAGGGAATGAAAGAGTCGTGTGGGAATTGTAAGTTTTATTTAGGAAACCCCCACTCCAATAACCGTAGCGGGGAGTGTCGCCGATATCCCAAATCTTATTTTACCCAACCGCCTCGGCCCATGGATGAAAATAGTGTTTGGTACGCGCCGTGTGGTTATCCGTACCAAGAGGATGACGAATGGTGCGGTGAGTGGAAACCTAATGTGACTGGACATGTGGTGACTGACGGCGTGGGGATTAGGGAATGAAGTACTCCGTTGAAATTATAGACAATCGGACAGGCGAGCGCCGCCTTCGAAACATGGGAGAGATCGAATGGGACGAGTCATCTGATTATTGGTGGACCGACGGCAATTTCGGGTGTGATTGCAATAGGCACCTGGAATTTAACCGCGCTGGCAATAACCAACAAACTGAAGGTATTCGATGTGGTGAGGAAAGATTCACCGTCACCAAAGCAATACTAGAGGACGGGACAGAGATACCAATAGACACTAATCCCGCCGATGCCCCTGCGATTGATTCTTCGTCACCAACCGAATCAAATCCTTTATGTCCGTCTGAATCGAAGTCAGTGACGCCTGCATTGGACCAATCACCGAGTTAAACACGTCGAACGTGACAAACTTTGCGTGTTCCCGGTCTTTCGTTTTCTTTATCTCATCAATCTCAATTTGTAGCTCTCGCACTTTTTCCCTCAATGCTTCGTGTCCCGACTGGTTATTGCCCCATGCGATGCCGACGACGACGGCGCTTCCCAAGATGCTCAAAAGAATGGTTACAATGTCCGTAGTTATCTGCATGAGGGGGATAAATAATTGTACCATCCGAAAGCGTTATTAAATGAACTACAAAAACTTGAGAATAAGGACCAAATAGCGACGCTGCGAGCCGGGGAAGCCGCGCTCTATCGTAAGAGCCTGTATCTGACGTCGAAGTATTTGCTGGGATACGAAGGTGTTAATTGGCGCACTCACGGCGAGATGATTCAAACCCTTGAGGGCGAATCAAAACGAAAATTAGTCGTCATGCCACGCGGCACTTTCAAGACTTCGATTGCCGTTGTGGCTTATTCGATTTGGCGATTTATCAACGATTTCAATATCCGCATCGTTATCGACTCGGAGTTGTTCACTAACTCAAAGCGCACGCTGCGGGAAATCTCGATGCATTTGCAGTCACCGCGTTTCGTCGAGTTATTCGGCGACCCACGTGGCCAAGGCGTGTGGAATGAAAGCGAGATACTGTGCGCGCAACGCACTAGCGTAAAGAAAGAGGCAACGTTCACGTGCTCCGGTATGGGCGCTCAGAAAACCGGCCAACATTACCAATTGGCCTTACTAGACGACATGAATAGCCCACAGAATTCCAACACGCCGGAGAATCGTGCGAAGGTGATAGACCACTATCGCTATTACCAATCAATCCTCGATCCGGGCGGTGAACTAGCCGTCGTAGGTACGCGATATCACGAAGAGGATTTGATAGGGTATTGCTTACGAAACGAAATCTTTATTCGTGACGAGCCTTTGATAGATTGAGGCCGGAAAGTCCTATTTGGACCAACCATTTGGTACCCAAGGCCCGCCGGAATGGTTTCGGCGGGTTTTTCTTTTTTGACCCGTCGCTTTCCAGTTACCCTCATCGCATGGAAGAAAAACCTAGCGTTTGCTCATGGTGCGGCGACGAGGACGGCGTGTTTGAATTCATTGTACGAAGCAATGGCAAGTACGGCCAACGCAACCTCGGCGCTGAGTGTTGGTACAACGCTATCGTGCGCGCTATCGGTGAGCCGAAACGCACGAAGTTAAAAATCGTCACCAAACGAAAAAAGGACGAGCCATTAAACTAACCGGATTCGAGCTCGGAAATGGATGACCATGAGAAACGGCGTCGCCGCATAATCAAGGCGGCGCTCGCCTTCGGACTTCCCCATGCCGAGGCCGAGGATGCCGCCTCTCACGCCGCGATAAAGTTTTTCGAGGGATACGGCCTAAAGCAATCCCCCTATCACACCGTAGTCGATTATTTACGAAGTCAGGGCTACCGAGGAAAAGCGTCGTACTTCAAAAAGCACGTGGAGATCGGAGATCACTATGACGAATCGACCGTGGCACTCGAAGCGACTGACGAATCGCATCTACTATCAATTGTTGCTGACCTTTTTTCTGGCCTTGATACTGAGTGTCGCCGAACACTCATTCTCCACCTTGTGTGGGGCTTGTCGCGCAATGAAATAGCTTTCATCAACGGATGCACGCTCACCGCCGTCGATACCATAATCCGAAGGGCCAAAAGGCAATTGCTCAAAAATGTCCCTGAGTGATACCGTTCCCACGTGAAAACCGTACTAATCACCGGCATTGCAGGCAGCGGGGGCTCTTACCTCGCCGAACACATTAACCACAATTTCCCCGACACTATCGTCCACGGCATCTCGCGTTGGCATTCCACTACGTCGCATAAAAATTTAAAGAACGTACGAGCGATTATGCACGAGTGCGACCTAACCGATTATAGCTCAGTGCTATATACGTTAGATAAAGTGAAGCCCGATGTGATTTTTCACCTCGCAAGCTACGCGAATGTCAGGGCGTCCTTCGATACCCCGCTATCAACCATCCAAAACAACGTCATGGGCACCGCTAACCTGCTCGCCGCTATCATGCAGGCGGGACTTAAGCCTAAAATCCAAATGTGCTCCACATCCGAAGTGTACGGTCAGGTATTGCCCACCGAAGTCCCGATTAAAGAGTCAGCTCCGCTTCGGGCGAGCTCGCCTTATGCGGTTTCCAAAGTCGCTCAGGATTTACTGGGACTTACCTATTTCAATGCCTACGGACTGCACATCGTCAGGACACGGATGTTTACCTACGTGAATCCCCGGCGCGCTGACTTATTCGCTACCTCATTCGCAAGGCAGATAGTGGCTATCGAGGAAGGGCGACAAACCGTCCTTAAGCACGGGAATTTAGATAGCCTGCGCACTGTGATTGATGTGCGTGACGCTATGGAAGCGTATGTGACGGCGGCGCTCCACGGTGAGCCCGGCGAGGTTTATAACATCGGCGGGACGACTTCGGTCAGCGTCGGGGAATTCCTCGATATATTGAAAGCCCACGGCAAGGTCGAGATTAAGTGCGAGGCGGATCCGGCGCTCTTTCGCCCGAGTGATGTGACGCTACAGATACCGGACACCACGCGATTCACGATGACGACGGGTTGGCGGCCTAGGTATTCGTTTTATGAGACGGTGATTCACCTACTCGACCATTGTCGGAAGGAAATATCTTGAAGCCTAAGTTTTTTCAGATGAGACCGGTAATCAAAGAGGCTTTGCAATGGACTGGCAACGCTGATGAGATGCTCGAGTTTATGCCTGGAAATCTATGGTCGTGGAATCCGTTAGACCCCGGCGAAGCCCTTCGTATCCACACGCTAGAAGGCTTTATGACCGCTTGCCTGGGTGATTGGATAATCAAAGGGCTAAACGGTGAGTTTTATCCCTGTAAGCCGGATATTTTTGAGAAAACATACCAACCCGTCGATGGCGTCGTATGATTTCCGTCGTCGTCCCAACTCTGATTAGCAATGACACGCAATTGCAAACGACTAACGAATGCATTCGCAATGCGCGGGAGAAAACCGAGCTCGATTTTGAGCTAGTCGTCGTTGAGACACTGACTAATTACTTCGCAAGCGTTGCCGACACCTACATTCATGAGTCGAAGAAAACAACCGCAACGAAGTCGATTAACCGTGGGTTTTACTGCGCGTCGGGCGATAAGGTCGTATTGCTGACTAACGACGTGATTGTGGACGATGGTTGGTTAGAGCACCTACTCGAGTGCTTCAAAATCTCTGACTGCGGCATGGCAACACTAGCGACGGATCAATTCGCACACCCTAAGCAGAATAAAATCGAAGAGGGCATTTGGTTTAGTGTGGCGATGGTACCGAAAGCCGAAGCATGGTTTGACGAGGCTTATAAGCCGGGAAGCTGGGACGACTCCGACCTAATCATGCGGAACTATCTGCAAGGCCGGAAAATGTACCGCAGTTACAAAAGCGTCGTGCATCACAAGATCGGAATGACTCACTACGAAAAGCCAGACCACAAAGCTAACTTCGATTGGAATAAGCAATATTTCTCAGAGAAATATAAGGACCACGCTGATAGCCGCATCTTTAAGATACTCGTTCGCGGGGTAATACTTTAGTATCATATCCTTCAAGGGGGATTCGCTATGTCACGTGATTGGGATTGCACAGGGTTTGATGTCGGGGTTACACACATTCCCCCAGGTATTACGTTATCAATTCTCGTAAACGACCCGGCCTACACCGTCGGCGGAAGCATCCAATACGTTGCAGGCGGAACGCTTATCCTCATGAAGGCACCGAATGCGTACAACGGTTTGTACGGCATGACTTACACGGGCGCGACACTCGCCGCTCGGTATGCTCAGGGCGCTTACTACGTGATTGGGAACACGCCGCTTAACTACAACGGCGCTGCCCGATACTACATCGGAGCAATTGGCGCGACAGCGACCATGCAGTATGTGAAGGGTCTGTCGCCAGGATACGACTCTAATATTTAATGCGAGTTAACCCCGAGTGGTCCGTTTGTTACCGAAAGGCGATAGAGGACGACGGCACTCTACTTTTCCCCGAGCGACTCTCTTATCAGTTTCTTGAATCGGCCCGTCGCACGATGGGGCCTTACCTCTATTCAAACCAATATTTAAATGTCTGCATCCCCGACGGCTTGCAGACTTTCAAAAAACACTGGCGTCGCTATTACGCGGAGCTACCTAAAAACGTCCTCACCTTCGCATTCATCGACCCGGCAATCTCGGAAGCCGACACTGCGGACTATACCGGCGTGGTCATTGTATCGGTCGACACGCAACAAAACTGGTATGTCGTAAACGCCTTCCGCCGCCGCATGAATCCGTCTCAACTCATCGATCTGCTATTTAAAATAGCCGAGAGCTATAAAACTCAGATGATTGGCGTCGAGACAGTCGCATTTCAAAAAGCTATAATCCATTTTGCCCACGAGGAAATGAAGCGAAGGAATAAGCATATTCCAGTGACCGGCGTGAATCTCGGCACTGACAAGACGAAAGAAATGCGTATCCTCAGCTTAGTCCCTCGTTTTGAAATGGGAACAATCATGCTGGCCCAAGGGCTCGCTGATTTTGAAAGAGAATACGATACGTTCCCACGCGGAGCGCATGACGATATTTTAGATGCGCTAGCCAGCTTGGACGCTATCGTGACGTATCCAATCGAAAGGAAAGTGTTTCGTGAGCCAACGCCCGCCGACGTCGACTATGAAAAGTGGTACATCGCAAACAAGCTTGGGAAGGGAAATCCAAGAGAATAACGGTGAGCAATCGCTCACCCGCGACGAGTTAAATAAATTCTTAGACGATGTGTCTATCGCTCTGTCGAATGGCGCCGCCGAGGGCGAATCGCATCCCGAAGTGGAAGCCGACTTGAAAGTGATTAAGCATTTCAACAAAGCGGGAATGAAAGCGTGGGAGAAGTCCTACTACTTCATTTATCACGACGTAAAAGTGTTTGAAGCGGGCAAAAAAGAGCAAGCCAAACGCATGGAACGTATGACGATTGAAGAAAAGGTGTTCGGTGGACATCGGTATTAAGACGATGGTTGTGGTGACGGTATTACTGTGCGCTATAGTCGTTTGGCAGCAATATTTCTACACGAGCCAAATCCAAAAGCTTATAGACAAGCTCATGTCGCGGGATTTCTCCGACTACAAGCGAACGATTGACCCGCCGAAAGCTGCACCGAAGCATCAAGAGCCGTTGCCATACCCAGAAGATATGAGCGTTCTACAAAACTTTCAGTTACCCTAACCGCGCATGGGAATATTTGATCAAATCCGAGAAAAGCTGACACGAGACGTTTCTGGCGCTCCCGACGAAGAGCCGAAGTCGGTCGAGGACCAGTCAAACGATGAGAAGGATTTGGTCGGTTATATCCGGCGTAAGTTAGACGAGGTGCGCACTAACGCCAATCGCATCGGATACGAAGGTATTTGGATGACGAATATCGCGTATCTCATGGGGTTTGACGGGATTTTCTATGACACTCGCACTCGCAGCTACCAACCTAATTCTAACCGCAGTCCTTACCTGTCTCGTAATCGCGTGCATGCTAATAAGCTTTTGCCCATGGCTCAGAATCGCGCTGCACGACTATGTAAAACGCCGCCACGGTTTGAAACCGTCCCAAACTCGCAAAGCGAAGAGGATAAAGAAGGTGCCCTCTTAGGTTTAGATATTTTGGTCGACCACTGGCATCGCCAGGAAATTAACCGCAAGCGTCTGCCTATGATTATGTGGATGCAGCAATGCGGTCACGCCTACATGAAGGTCTCTCACGACGCGATGTCGGGCGAGAAGATGATAGACCCGGTCACTAGCAAATTCCAAGGATACGAAGGGGAATGCCGCGTTGATGTCGTATCGGCGTTTGAGGTGTTCGTTGACCCACTCGCGCAAACTCTCGAGGAAGCGGCCTACGTTATTCACGCTAAGATTCGGCCTCTCGAATATTTCCGAAGTCACTACAAGCGCGGCGAATTAGTAAAGCAAGAAGACCCGTGGTTGCAGTCGCTTCAATACGAAGCGCGTGTGAATAGCGCCAACGGCTACACGACGGGGACGGGCGCTTGGAACGGCGGCGGAAAGAATAGTGCGATTGAGATTTCGTACTACGAGCGCGCCACGATGAAGCACCCGAACGGGCGGCATATCATTATCGCAAACGGCGTCTTACTGAAAGACGACGAGATGGCAGTCGGGGAATTCCCGTTCGCTAAATTCGACGACATCCAAATCGGCGGAAAGTTTTATTCTGAATCCTGTATCACGCACGCTCGTCCTTTGCAGGACCAATACAATGCCACCCTTACTCGTCGCGGTGAGTGGGTGCGTAAGATGCTAGCCGGTAAATTCATCGCCGCTCGCCAGCACGGCCTCATGAAAGAGGCGTTGAATGATCAAAACGGCGAAGTCGTCGAATACGATGTGGTGCCTAATGCCGGTGAGCCACACGCGATGCAGATACCGCTTATTCCTGAATACGCCTACAAGGAAACCGAAGCGTTAGAAAACGACATCGCGCAGGTGTTTGGTTTGTCGGAAGTGTCGAGAGGGATTGTACAACCCTCGATGCCCGCTATCGGAATGCAGCTCATTCTCGAACAAGATGAGACGCGAATCGGTATCGAGATCGAACAACACGAGCACGCTTACGCGAGACTCGGCACGTTGATTCTTAAGCACATCGAACGCTTTTATAAAACGAAGCGCGCTATTCGTAAAAAAGATGAGCAAGGAAACTTCGCCGTGCGTTATTATTCCGGTGAGGATTTGAAAGGCAACACTGCCTGTTTGGTCATCCGGGGTAGCTCCGTTCCCACGTCTCGTTCACTTCGCCGTCAAGACATCCTCAATACCTATCAACTTGGCCTCTTAGGAAACCCCGGCGACCCGGCGCTTCGTATGAAGGTCATGCAGCAATTAGAATTTGGCGACACGTCGGGAATGTGGACGCAATACTCGTCGACTAAGGGCCAGATTAAGAAAATGATTTCCGACATCGAAAAAGGTGTCATCACGACGGAAACCGCAGCTTCCACCGTCTCGCAGTACGACGACCATGTCCTATTTCTCATGGATTTAAACGAATACCGTAAGAGCGAGAAATACGAAGAGCTAGCACCCGAGCAAAAGGAAGCATTCCTTCGGGTCATGGACGCGCATTTAGAATGGCAGGCTCGCATCACGAATCCACAAGTCGCGATGCCGCCACAAGCACCGATGAATTTAGAAGGCGCGATTAACGAAGCCGAAATGGAAAACGAAGTCGCACCGCCGCCACAAGGTGAAGCGCCTATTGCGCCCGAAGCCGGAATGACGGAAGATCAACCTATTGCACAAGGATAATATAGCTTATGGAAATGATGAATGAAGCTTTGAAGCGTCGCAAAGGCCGTGGAGTCGATATTGCGATTGTCTTGGGCGATGAAACCCCTTTAAATATGACTACACCGCAAGGGGTTGGGGAAGAATCCGAAGTGGACGAAGCTGCCGAGGCAGAAGAGTTAGGTCTCGCACCTGAAGCAAAAGAAGAGGGTGCAGACGTTCACGAGGATGCCGAAATGGATAAAGAGATGCTGATGCAGATGCTCGGCAGAAATTCCCTACTCTCTCGCGCTAAAAAATAGCCCGAGGAAATATTATGTCTCAACCCTTCTTAGGGGTTAACCTAGACGAGAAACTTTCATCAACCGACAGCGCCCCTGAAGTTAGTCCAGGCGGTGGAGCCACAGATAAGGCGCCCGAGGTTGGTAATACTGGAACACCCGAAAAGCCCGAGTCGGATAATCTCGATAAGCCGTCGCCAGACGCGAAGCCCGAGTTAGTCGACCTCGATAAGCTGGAAAAGTTCCGCTGGAAGGGCCGCGAACTAACTCTAAAAGAGTTGGAAAGCGACCGACTAAGGCACGAGGATTACACCCGCAAGGTTTCCCAGGTCGCAGAGATTCGGAAGTATTCCGAAAACTTTGAGTACGACTTGGAAAAAGTTGTGGCGAATCCTGCGCTGCTTGGGGAGATGAGAAAAGTATACCCCGCGCAATTCGTCAAAATTGCAGAGAGTGTGCTCAATCGCCTTCCCTCGAAGCGGGATGACGAACCTCAAAGGCCTAACGAATTTGATACCGCGAACACGTTTGAGACGGAAAAAATCACGGGTCTTGAGCAACAGCTTCAAACTGCCTTAAAGCAAATTGAAGAATTAACGGGTTGGAAGTCCGGCATCGATCAAAGGGTGCAGGAAGCTAACCTCGCTAAGACTGAGGCTCAGTTAGATAAGTGGTTTGACGACTTCGGGAAGAAATATCCTGAAGCCGACCCGGAAATCGTGAACGCGAAAGCTGCGTACTTATCCGAGCAACTCGAAGCCAGTGGGAAGCGATTTTCACAAGGTGACCTCGAGAAACTCTTTAAGTCGGAGCATGAACGTATCGAAAAGCGTTATGCCGAGAGATACCGCACCCAAATCGAAAAACAGAAAGCGGCAGCTGACCGAGGTCAGGACATGGGTGCGGGCGGCGGAGTACCTTCAACTCCACCATCAAAAGCCAGGAATATTAAAGAGGCTACCAAGCACCTATTAGATGACATCGAAAGTGGCCGCGTTCGCTAACTAAAACCACTTTCAAATCTAGAGGGGTTTGCCATGGCAAATTCTTTTCAGGGCATAGTCTCGGGAATGGCCGAGCTAAAAAACTACTATCAAGGCCCAATTGCGGATCAATTCAGTGAAGAGATCCCCATTCTTCGTGGGTCGGAAAAAGTAAAACAGGGTTGGTCTGGTTTCCAGGTTATTCGTCCACTTCGCGTGCGACGTAACCAGGGCATCGGCGCCACAAGCGACGGCGGAACATTGCCAAGCATCGGTCGTCAAACGACTGTGCAGGCGACTATCACGTCAGCTTTTAATTATTTGAGATTCGGCGTGTCTGGGCCCATGATCAAAGCGTCGCAAAACGACCGTGGGTCATTCGTTCGATCTGCCGCTTACGAATTGGAAATGGGATACAAAGACCTTTCCAACGACGTTAACCGTCAGCTGTCATGGGACGGCTCGGGAACACTCGCGCAGGTCAATACTGCCGCTGTCGCCTCTACGACTCTTGTCGTGAAAGGACGCGAATCAGTAGAGCCAGCGTTGAAATTCCTCGATGTCGGCATGGTCATTGATATCTATAACGGCGCTACCCCTGTCGCTACATCGGTCACGATTAACGCGATTTCGGGAAGTCCTACGGATTCAACGGCAACGCTCACTCTTTCCGCCGCTGTCACTGTCGCAGCTGATGACAAAGTCATTCGCTCAGGCAGCTATGGCTACGAAATGAAAGGGTTGCTGTACTCCATGGATGGCGGCACTTCGACGATTTACGGCGTCGACCGTTCTACCTATCAGGCGTACCAGGGCAACGTTGTGGATTTGAACAATGCACAACAGTTGAAACTCGATACGTTACAGCAAGCATGGAACGCGGGAATGAATCGCGGTGGAGCTAAATACAGCGCCATCTATTGCGATTTCGACTCGCTTCGCATGTACCAGAAATTGCTCACTGCCGACAAACGGTACAACAATACCGTTAAAGGCGATGGCGGTTTCGCAGAGAAGGATAAATTTTATCTCGATTTCAACGGCATCGCCGTTGTGCCGGATAAAGATTGTCCTCGTCGGTTCTTCTTCCTCACTGAAGGTAACTGGAAACAGTACGTCTTGAGTGACATGGAATTCGCCGATGAAACGGGAACTATGTACATTGCGCAAACCTCGTCGGATCAGTTTGAAGTGCGCGTGCGATATTTCGCACAGCTCTTTAACGAACAACCGTCGGGTCAGGCCGCTGTACAAGAATATTTAGCTCCGTAATTTGGTTGGGGGGATTTGGGGTGGATAAAGCTAAGTCATTAACCGGGTATTTAAAGCATTACGATGGCGAGTTATTCGCTGTATGTAACAAGCCGCCCAGGATTGATGTCTATCGGCAAAGCCGAGACAAGCTAAGTCCGCCCCATTTCATTTTTTCGCTTACTGACAATTGGACCGCTCAAGGCCGTCCCGTTGATTGGGGCGTCGAGCCTGTCATCTCTAGACTTCGCGCAATGGATTTGTGGAATAGCGGTGTCACGGCAGACGATGTCCTAAAACAAAACGAGATGGTCGAAGAGGGGAAGAGTCGGGACTTACGAAATAATATCGAAAGTTTCCTACTCGATTTCAGGCGGCAGTTTGCGAAGGCAACCGACGGAATAAACACGTCGACTTTAGATAAAACTTACCGAAAGGAAAATTCACATGGCTATCGTAAATAGAGACTTAGATTCGTCTCAACAGGTTGTAAACTTCAACTCGGCATTCGCTGTCGGTTTTGTTGGCGGCGGACCCGTCGGCTTAACTAACGCCGTTGCCGTTATCCCAATGCCGGGCCAGTTGGTCGGCGCTGGACTAGCTTGTCAGGGACTATCGGGCGCACCCAATATGTCCTTGTGGCTCAATCGCTTCGTCGTGGGCACTGGCTTCACGGCTATTGCTATCGGCGCTTCCATGGTTGCTCAGGCACTTGGAACGTCGGGCGGACAGACGTTCAACGTCGGTGCAGGCGTCACTTGGACGTTGCAAGCTGGCGATGTCATCACACTGGTTGCCGCAGGCGCTAACACCGCCATCCAGTCGGCAGCTGTCACGCTCAGCGTGAAAGCACTCCAGGACATCAAGTCGCAGTTCGGAGCGAGCGTCTAACACGTTCCCTTGGCGAATGTAGGATTGGGGCGGGGAGAAATCTCCGCCCTTTTCTTTTCGATCTCGTCGGCTACACTTCCCTGACATAACCGGGGGAAATAATGCCGACCATTGCACTGTGTATCATCGTCAAAAACGAGGAACGAAACCTACCGCGCCTTCTCGATAGCGTTAAAGACTGCTTTGACGAAATTCACGTCACCGACACCGGGTCAACCGACCGCACCATAGAAATAGCTAAGAGTTATAATTGCAACGTTCACCACTTCGATTGGGTATTCGACTTCGCAGCGGCCCGTAATTACGCTTTTTCCCACGCTAAAACCGATTACATCCTTTGGTTGGACGCAGACGATACCTTAGAGGACGCCGAAGGCTTCAAAGCCTTTAAAAACATGCTAGGCCACGCCGACATGTGGTTTGCGTCCTACGACTACGCCCACGATTCGGTCGGTCGCCCGGTCTGCACCTTTTCGCGTGAACGCATCGTCAAAAACAACGGTAACTTTGAGTGGAAATTCTTCGTCCATGAGGGACTTGCTCCCATCAATGGCTTTCAACCGACTGTCATGTACGCAACGCAATGGCGGGTGAAGCATCACCGCAGCGCCGATGACATCGAACAAGACAAAGGACGAAACCTAAATATTTTTGAAAAGCATTCGATGCAACCTATGGGCGGTCGCATGAAGTTTTATTGGGGAAAAGAGCTATTCGAGAATAAAAAGCCCCTCGAGGCCTACCAAAAACTCATGGAAGCATCGAAGGCGCCAGACATTGAGCTCTACGACCGCCTAATGGCGATTCAGTACGCCGCTCTCGCCGCTATGGAGCTAAAGCAATTCGAGGAAGCGATTTCCATTATTCACGCAGGCATTCCGCTCGCACCTACTCGTGCTGAATTTTTCAATCTCTTAGGTGAATGCTACATCGCTCAAAACCGATTCGCGGAAGCGTTGCCGTGTTATCACGCGGCCCGAAACTGCATGAAGCAATCCATTGCCGCCATTGCTCCGCCCACGCATCGACACGACGATTCGTATGACATTGCGCCGACGATGCAGCTAGCTCGCATTCACTTCAATATGGGCGATTACGATAAGGCGATTGCATTCGCGACGGAGTCCCAAGATATACGACCCACGCCGGAAGCGTTGGAAATCGTCGATAAAGCGAATGAGTTTAAAGCGAAGTTAGAAATCGTCCCCGAAGCGCGGCTAAAGAAAACGACTGATATTGTCATTACGGGACATCCAGTTGGATTTTACGAGTGGGATAAAGATATTTTAAAGACGCAAGGATGCGGCGGTAGTGAGACGGCAGCGATACACATGGCGGATGCCCTACACCGCCTCACAGGTCGTAAGGTCATTATTTTTAATAACCGCGTCTCAACGAAGGTCATCGACGGGGTAGAATATCGGTCAGCGCAAACGGTGAAAGACTACATGAATGAGTTTTTACCGGAAGTACATGTCGCTTGGAGACACACGACTAAACTAACTGTCGCTAAAACCTATATTTGGCTACATGACCTCATGGCGCCCGGAATTGAGAATCATCAGAACTACGATTATGCGCTTTGCCTATCGGACTTTCATCGCGATTACGTCAATACTCTGTTTGGTGTTCCTCGCGACAAAGTCATTGTGACTAGAAACGGTATTGATCCGAATCGATTCGGTGAGCGAGAGGTGAATAAGGACCGCAACAAAGTGGTTTACGTCTCGTCGCCTGATAGAGGCCTCGAGGACGCTCTCAAGGTCATGGATTTAGTGGTGCAAAGCCTTCCCGAAGCGACACTTCACGTCTATTACGGCTTCGATAATATGTACAAAAACGGCGTGGGGCACGAGGCGGACCGGCTTAAACAACTGTGTGCCGAACGGCCCTACGTGAAGCTTGTGGGCAATATCGACCAAAATCGGTTGGTAGCCGAATTGGACTCGGCGAGCGTCTGGCTATACCCGACAAGTTTTCTTGAGACCTTTTGTATCAGCGCCGTCGAGACGCATCTGTGTCGCGTGTGGCCCGTCGTTCGTAAGTGGGGCGCGTTACCCGACACGATGAAACACATGCCGAAAGACATGTTGGAGCTGGATCCAAAGTCCAACTACTCCGTCTACGCAGCGCGTGTCATTGACGCGATTGAAAAAGAGAAATGGCGCGAGATTAATCCGACTTCCGAGCAATTCTCGTGGCAGTCCGTTGCGGCGGAATGGGTGCAATTGATGGATCTCAAGTGATACCCTAGCGCCTATGAGTTGGACGACGCCCGCATACATCCTAGGTTACACCGCGTCCTACACATCCGCGCTTCACGGTATGACTGCCAGCTATACTAGCTCGCTTTACGGTGCCACTGTCACATGGGTCGCTTATGTAAACGGTGAGCCGGTCATCGAAAGTCCACAACTCGAGGCTTCACCCGTCGTTACCGGGACTCCGCTTGTCGGGAATACACTTAGCACTACCGATGGTGATTGGTTGGGCGCCGAGCCAATTACGTTTACCTATTTGTGGCTTCGAAATGGCGTACCCATTGGGGGCGCAACCAGTCAGACCTACGTTGTTGCGGTAGCAGACATTGGCTCGCCTCTTAGCTGCCAAGTCACTGCGACCAACTCTTTCGGAAATAATTCCGCGACGAGTAATTCCACATCGAACGCTTACGCCGACGCGCCAACCAATACGGTGGCGCCAGCTGTCACGGGAACGCCAATTGTCGGCGGAAGCCTTTCATCGACTTCCGGCACTTGGACGGGAACGGCGACTATCACTTACGCCTATCAATGGCTTAGGAATGGGTCGACGATTGCGAGCGCAACCGCAAGCACCTACACGCCAGTCACAGCGGACATTGGAAATCCGCTTAGCTGTCGGGTCACGGCAAGTAATCCCGGTGGCGATACCAATGCGACGAGTAATTCGACTGCGAATGTCACCGAGGCCGCGCCGGTAAATACGGTAGCGCCCGTTGCTTCGGGCTATGTGTACGCAGGCAAAACCCTCTCCACCACTAACGGCACTTGGACGAGTATCGCGACGCCGACTTACGCTTACCAGTGGAAGCGAAACGGAACGAACGTATCTAACGGCACTAATTCAACCTACGCGGTCGTCACTGCCGACGAAGGTCAAAGCATTACGTGTAGTGTGACCGCGACCAATCCGGGCGGTAGCACATCGCAAGTTTCTAACACGCTGACCAATTGGACGCCCACTTCGCTGACCCTAACCAACTGGTACGATTACGCAGACGTTCCTACGATGACCTACGACGGCGGAACTGGTGCAATCTCTCAGATAAACGATAAATCGGGGAATGTGAGAAACGCGACGCAAGGAACGGGAATTCGCCAACCGATTCTCACTGTGAGTGCTGTAAATTCCCTCTATGCGGCGTTGTATGACGGGTCGAATGACCGAATGGACTTTAGCACCTCGGGGGATTTATCTACGTTTACGGTAATCGTTATCGCTAAGCCAGCTCGCATTCGTCAGTATGACGCCTTTTTGGATTCGGCGGCTGGTGCAACAAACGAGCTTACCTGCGAGCAATCTGATTTAAGTCGAATTGATTACTATGATTATAACGTAGGGCGAAGAGCGATTAGCTCTGGAACAATCAGCACGTCGGCGCCGTTTGTTCTAAAGTGGAGCTACGACACCACAACCATGCGCAGCTCTGTCAATAACGCGGGGGCCGGTTCCGATACCCAAGCAAGCGGCGTGCTAAAACAAGCTTGTTCCATGGGCGGTGATCACGGTAGCGGCGGGTTTTACATGTTTAGCGGGTACCTGTGCGAAGTCTTTATCGCCGCATCCGTACTGACCTCACAGAATTTTACAGACATTCAAACTTACGCCCAGAATAAATGGGGGACAGCATGACGCTAGCAGATTTAAGAACGCTCGTTTTGACTTGGTTAGATGACCCAGGCGGCGGCAGCGGGTATTTCACAACCCCGCAAGTCGATGTGTTTATCAACAATGCTGCGAGACAGGTGCAGAAGAAATTAATTCAGAGTGGTGAATTGTGGTTTTCGAAATCGGTACAGACCACAACGGTCGTAAACACCGAGAGCTACACGCTACCTACGGACTTCCTACGGCTTCATCGCGCTGAGATTATTATGCCGGGCGGGACATATCCCAATCAGGATATTCGTATTTTGCAGGTTGTGACACCTGTACAAAGGACATTGCTTCCACAAGGGACGGGAACGCCTGCGGCGTACTGGATTAATAAGGGTTACATCACGTTAGTAAAATGCCCCGACCAGGCGTACACGCTGCAATTACTCTACAGCTATTTGATTGCGGACATGACGACTAGCACCGAGTCCCCGGACATCCCAGAACAGTATCACGAGATGATTGCAATCTATGCGACGCTAGACGGATTCTTAAAAGACCAACGCGACCCTAATCCTGTCTTTTCGCAAAAGCTTGGAATGTACGAAGAGATGATGAAACAAGATAGTCAGAACAGAAATTTGGATCAGCCAAGAATGGTCGTGGAAACGGGCATCGATAACGGCGGCGCCTACTTCGGATGGTAAACAATGGCTTATGAAAAAGTAAAAGCCGAGCGGTATTCAAATTTTGGCGGATTGAACACTAAGATTTCTAAATACCAGACGGATCAACAGCAAGTGATTCGTCTTATCAACTACGACTTCTCCACGCCCGGTGCGCTAACGAAGCGACCTAGCTTTAATTATTTCGGTGGCGCATCTTTTGGCGGATTCATTACACAGCTGTATCAGTATGAGAAAGTCGACGGCACAACTTACTCCGTAGTGTTTGGTCAGAGTGGCGCGTTCCTTAGTGGGAATACCACTACTCAGCTGTATCCAAATATTTATCCCGGCGCTTCGGGACTTTTTGGTTACACGCTCACATACACAAGTACCGTAGGACAAACCTATGTTCCGTCGATTCAAACGTTGAACGACATGCTTTATGTGGCGGCGCCTCAATATTGGGTGTCATGGGACACCAATCAGTTGGTAAATCTTCCCGCCGCAAATAACGCTCCGTTTGCGTATCCGGTACAACCAAACGTAATCGCACCAAACGGTCTTTCATATGTGGTGGGTCCGAACGTCGCAACCAGCTTTTTCACTACGTCTTTATCTTATCGTTGGTACTTATCTGCCGTAAAAGGAATGTCTCGTACGATATATGGTGGAACACCATTTACACCGCCATATCTTTTCTTAAATAACCGCGTGCGAGCGCCAACGTGGGCTGGCGTTGCTGATCTGGGCGCCACTTGCGTTGATATTAACTTTTTTGTCGATTTCCTAAACGATGCTATCGCCAACGGGGCAAGCTATCTTTTGGTCTATCGACAGATACTTGGAATTACTGGCGGACAACGAGAATTAAACCCAGTCCCATTAACAACAACGATATTTCAAGTCCCGATGGCATCTTACGCGAGCGGGTTTTCTTTCTTTAGGGATATGGGGACTTATGCGTTTGGAAGTGGGGCTAATTTTCCTCCGCTCGGAGAAACCGCATCTGCATTGTACCCCCAACACAATTACATTTCTTTTAATCAATCATGGTCAAATTGGGGCAACGCAAAACCTCAAGACGGACAGTATTTAGAACAAAGCAACCCAAGCATTATTGAAGCATATAACAACATGATGATTCTGGCTGGCTTTCCAAGCGCCAGCAGCCGCGTTTATGTTTCTAATTTCGCCGCACCTTACGAAAACGGTGGATTTGGCGGCGGCCCCGAGTACGTAGACGCTGAAAACTATTTCGATGTTCAAACCGAAGATGGTGATGTCGTATCAAACATTACCGCCTATGGGACCGAATGCGTGGTGGCTAAGCGAAAATCTTTTTTCTCGCTATCTGGGACCCAGCCAGACGTTGACACAATGACGTTCACCTTAAAGAGCGATCAATACGGCATTATATCCAAACGAGGCGCTTGCACTTGGGAAAACTACCTCTGGTTTTTAGACCGGAAAGGCATCGTCCAATATAACGGCGCTAACTTCGACATCGTATCAACTCCAGTTGAGGACATTTTTAAACGTATGAATTACGCGTGGGCGCAGGAAATCGCCATTCTCTCACATCAAAAAATGCGTAATGAGATTTGGTGCTGCATCCCCGTCGACGGCGCGACCTACAATAATATCGTGGTCGTGTATGACTACGTCTCGAGAGGTTGGACAACGTTCGAGGGCGTGAATGCCTCGGCCCTCATCGCAACCGCGCTCACTATGCCTTTCCCGGCGCCCACTATCGGCGCATCGGGCGGGCGTATGGCGCAAATGGGGCAATCTAACTTCGCGGACTTTGGCGGGGTTTATACGACGGGCGTGCGCTTCCCCTTCGTCACTAACTACGGTTGGTCGACGGACCAAGTCTTTCGTCGTCTTTTCGTCGATACCGACCCAATCATTGGGAATAACCGAGCGTTCCAGATTAACCTGTACGGAAACATGCTTAACACCGCGAGCTATTCGATTGCGGCGACTTTCGGAGCGACTTACCAGTATCGAATTGATTTTGGCGTCTACGGAAAGAGTATCAGCGTCGAGTTATTTGAGGCGTCGACGTTTGCGCTAAAGCTAAACGGGTACACTGTCGTTAGCCGCTTCCAAAGGAATGTGTGATGGCGAAGGCGATTATTCAAAACATATCCAATGTACCAGCGGGCGATATGCCGAGATGGGCTTCGATAAACTTTGGTGCGATTGCGGAGCAATTTAATGGCAACCTGGAATTCGGACCAAATATTAAGTCGATGGTTACAGAAGTGGTATTTACGACGGCGAATCAGGTAGTCGCGGTGCCGCACACGCTGGGACGAACACCAAAAGGGTATATTGTGATTAAGCAGAATGCGGCGGGAAGTATTTTAACGTCGGAGCTAACTAACCCGTGGAATGACGGGACAATTTTTTTGAACGCGAGTGTCGCGATGACAGCGACGCTCATAATCGTTTGAGGTGAAGCATGGGATTATTCGATTGGGTGGATGATATTTTCGTAGACCCGTTTACTTATCTAACAACCGGGCAATCGTCTGAGGATTTGCTGGGGTTATTTAAGGGTGACGAGCCTGTTCCGGGCGTTGCCGCACCTACGGAAGATCAAAAGACGACGTACCTGAAAGCACTTCAAAAGCGCGTGGCCGATGATTTTCGCGGAAACAAAAAGTGGTTGGTGGATCAAGGCGTCGCGAATTTACGTAGTCAGGGGCAGGGCGCTATCGACGAAGCGTTTAAAAACGTCGACGCCGACGCCAATGCTCGCGGGATTTTGCATTCCGGGAAAAGAAAGGCAAATCGAGGGCGCGCCGCCGCTGATATTGCGGGTCGAGTCGGTCAATCCGCAGGCGAGTTTGAACAATCGGTCGAGGACCAACAACGTGACCTCGATAATGACGTTATCTCAACCGAGCTAAGCGGCGCGTTTGAAGATGCGCAGCTTAAAGGAATGACCGGCGATGATTACGCAAAAAATCTATCGAGTACGTTGCGAAAACGAATGGAAAAACAATCAGCGATGTCTCAAGGGTTAAACGGCCTCGGTAAACTGGGCGGAACACTAGCGGGCGGGGGCTTCTAATGGAATTCGATTACAAACCGCCAACGGTTCAGCAACCCAATCAAGATGGCACGCTGTCTCAAGATAATTTATTGCCATGGCAGACGACACTTGGTGAATCGGGCCATAAGGCGATGGGTAACCAAATCAATAGCATCGAGAATATTGGTAAAACGAATGAGGGTGTTAGCACGGCCTCAAACGTCGCCGATACGCTTTTTGCTCAGAATACGGGAAGCATATCGAAGGCGTTGAACGCTCGCGCTAGTCGCAATTTTGCGACTCAGCAATCCCAGAATAAAATCGGGATGGGTTTGAAAAACGTGGGTCGGCAGCAATTTGAAATGAAACGAGCATTGGGAAATGCCGTCAACTTAGAGCGTTTAAAGAAAATAAACTACGAGGGCCAGCTTCGTTTCGCGGACCAAATCGCCGACTACAACCGCGATTTAGAGACTTCAAAGTTTGTTACGCTTGGAAGCATTTTGTCATTCGGGGGGTCGATGGCGGGGATGGGTGCCGCGATAATGAAAGAGAAAAAGAAGAAATCACAACAAGACGACGATGATAGTTCAGATATGTACACTATGTACAATTCGCAAAGTCGGGGGACGATGTCATGAGCCAAGGATTAATCGCAGCTTCAATCGGTAAGGGCCTCGAGTCTTTCGTCGATTCTTACAACTCCACTCGCAATAGCATTCGCCAGCAAGCCGAATCCGATGAGACGCGTGCGCTGAGACGGCGGCAAATGGAACGCGAAGAGGAATCGGATAAGGCTTCGATGGGAATGAAACAGCGTGAGAATAAATTCCGAGAGGCCGAAGCTGGTCTTGAATACGATGAGACAGCGGGAAAATACAACCGGGTTGGTAAGCCGTTGTGGCAGCAAAAAATGGATTACAGCCACGGACTGATACAAGAGCGAAACCCCAGTAAGAGCGGCGGTAAACCACTACCCTCAAGTGACGTATTAAAACTGACCGAGGGCGACCAAATGCCGGGCCTAATGGCGGGTCTTGAGTCGGATATTAAAGAAAACTCCGATGTGATGGGACCTTTCGTTGGGCGCATGGGTAAACTAAATCCCTACGATACGAAATCGCAGGTGTTCAATTCCAAGATGGCTACCGCCGCGCAAATCGTCGGTAAGTACATGGAAGGCGGCGTGCTACGCGCTGAGGACGTTCCAAAGTATCGCGCAATGCTGCCTCAAATCACCGACACGCCCGAAGTCGCGGAAGCAAAGCGCCAGCAAGTCCAGGCTATGCTAGAGCGAAAGAAGTCCGGTGATGTGAAAGGATTGATCGGCGCTGGATATAAGGCGCAAAGTTTTAACAGGGCCGCTCCGGTTTCAGCGCCTAAAGCCGTGACTCCGCCGGTCACTAAATCAGCGCCCGCACCGGGTGCGACTATCACACTCAAAAACGGAAAAGTGATGCGCGTTGCTGACGATGGCGACACTCTCATTGAGGTAAAATAATGCGACTTAGTGAACTAAATCCGAACGACATCTTGGGCGTGACTCCGCCAGCTTCCGCGCCGAAAAAAGGCGGAATGCGGCTAAGCGATTTAGACCCTTCTGAAATCGTCGATGTTGCCATGCCGGAAGAAAAAGGATTGCTCGCCAAAACACTAGAGGGCATCGACCGATACGGCGCCGCTCCGATGCGGGCCGGATACGGTAAGTTTCAAGATAGTCTTCTGAAAAAAGGCATCCCAATGGATGTCGCTGGTGTCGCTAAAGCGGCCTACGACCAATTCGGAAAAGACCCAGCAAGTGCGCCGACTGCGGAAAAACTTGTTGAACAAAATCCGATTGGGCGGCAGCTAGGAAAACAGGGAGTGAAAGACGCATTCGCAGCGCATCCCGCCGCTCTTGGTATTCGGGGTTTATTGTCCCCCGCAGTAGGTGATGATAGGGCCAAGGAAATCATCGGTGAGACACCAAAAGTCGCCGCTGAGTTATTGGTTGGCGGTGAAACCGATCCTCTTTCGTATGTGCCCGGTGCCGTATTTGAAAAGCCCCTCATGAAGGGACTTGAGCTAGGTGCCAAAGGTTTATCAAAAACTGGCAAAGCACTTCCCTATCTCGCAGAACAAACTACAGGCGTGCCTCGAGAGTTGTGGTCTAACTACGGCAAGCGCTCAAAAGAAATTGCTCAACTCGCAAAAGATTACGTTGGCGAGGACCGCTACCTACAGGCTTTCACCGACTTCCGAAGTAAAATCGGGGACCAAATCGCCGGTCGAAAAAATCAGCTCAACGAAATGATCGACAAGGGATTAACCGGCGCATCACGCGGCGCTAAGGTGTCGATTGAGCCAATCATTCAAAATTTGGACGAAAGTATGCGCGGGTTGCATCCGGTAACGGAAGCGGGCGCTATCGAAGAGATTCAGGCGCTAAAAAACACGGTCAAGTCTATCGCTCCCGAAGGCAAAATGTCGCCTTGGGATGCCTATAAGTTACAGCGGTTTTTTCACAATCGGTCGATGTCCGCCTTTGCGGATGGCGGAAAGATTTTCAACCCGTCGGCACAATCCGCGAAAGCCGCGAAAGGTGCCCGATACAAGTCGACTGAAATTGTGAATAAGTATTTCCCTGATACGATTAAGCGAGCAAACCAAGAGTATGTGTCGCTTCACAATATTGACGACATGATACCGCCGCAAATGCTTGATCCGAACGGCTCGCAGGCGGCGTTGCGGCGTGCCGCGATTGATCCGAATTCAAAGGAAAGAAAAGCACTTGCCCAGCTAAGCCAATTTCTCCACGGCGATAATAGGTTGTTAGATGGTGTGAAGGATTTAGTTACTTTCGAGAAAATGACTAACCTTCCACTTAATCCGATGTCGGGCGGAGCCACAACCTCGACAAGCCGAACGCTGTTAGGCGCTGGCGTTGGCGCTTTAGGTGAAGCTACCGATGATCCTAGTTTGAAGTGGGGCGCTAGGGCCGCAGGCGCAACGATTGCTTCGCCCGCTCTTACAAAAATGGCATTCGATGCGGGGCTTTTAGTTCCGCGCGGCGCAAAGGCTTTAGCTGGCAAAGGTGGCCTTCTCGAAAAGGGTGCGGAAAAAGTAAGTCCGATGGTCAAGTCTCTCGAAAAGCGACTAAAGGGCGCCGGTAAAACCGCGAAAGACTTTATCGACGACGAAGAGGGAAATTTCTCACCCGAGGATTTGCTTAATATCCTAAAGCCAAACGAAGAAAACGTGTTCGATCTCAAAAAAGCACGCGGTTTGGTCGGTGAGCCGAAGAAGGGGCTATTAAGCGATAAACCCGCAGACGTAGTGCCCCATGAAACACCATGGCGCACAGTAACGCCCACGGATAAGGAAATCGCACAGAGATTAGGTGAGAAGGTGTTTAAGCGTGGCGAGCAATTAACAGTAGAGGAATTAGACTTTTTAAGTCGGTTAAAAAACAAGATTGGCGGAGGCCGTAGCGAAAATCCCGAGCTTTACTCATTTAAAGACGCAATCGAAGAGGCTGAACAAAAGCATTTTGGTTTGAGAAGAAAAGAATTTGAAGCCGAGCAAGCCAATAAGTCGCTTCCTAAACCCACAAAAGAATCCCCCAAAGGCCTTCTCACATCTCTCGACGTAGAACGCGGGCCGGTGACGGAACGACCGGAAGCGGGGCGCCAAATTGGCGAAATTCGTATGACAAAAGATGGACCTAAAAAGGTCGTTCATCCAACCGAAGGTGAGATCGACGCTCACGTAGCCGGTGTAAATCAAAAGTGGATGGACGAAATATCGAAAAGGATTCAGGGCGGCGGTACACCCAGTAAAGAAGATGGTGAGCGTCTTTTCAAACTCTCTCAAAAGTTTAAAAACCCAGAGTTAAGTGATCGCGCACAACAAATTCTAGATCAGTGGGAAGTGGGCATTGGGTCCGCTGAAAAAGCCGCCGAAGCCGAGCGAGCGAAAAAAGGACTCATCGGCGTTGATTTCGGGGGACGTGGCGGGAAGATGCCGAAGGCGAAGCCGAGCGGCCCAGCAATTGGCGAAGTGTGGAACGGACCAAGCGGGAAAAAGTACACCGTTTTAGCGAGCGAAACAGAAGGCGGTAAGACTTACGTGAAAGTCGAACACGTCGACGTTTCGGGCGGCCCGAGTGACGGTAAAAAAATAACTACGTGGGAAGAGGCCGACGATCCTAAGATTTTCTACGGCCTGGAAAAGCGCGGCGAATCGGGACCGAAAGGCAAAAGGGAATTGATCGACGCTTTGATGTCGGGGGAAAAGAAAGTGCCGGGGATTAGCATTAAGCGAGGAAAAGAGAATCCAAACCAAGGATTAATCGACGATCTTTGGGCGAATCGTGAAAAACGAAAACCCAAGCCGGTCGACGTGCCTCTTGGCGGAAGCGTTGAATTAAACGTATCAATGACGAATGACGGTGGCGCTAGCCGACCGAAATACCGCGTCATCGAGTCGGTAGACGATATGGACGGCGGCGGGTATCTCGTTGAAAACATATCAACAGGGGAAACGCACACGGTTAGCGATTCGGAAATCGCTCGCGTATTCGATGAAAACGGTAAGCTGGTGTCGAACAAAGCGAAACCCAAAGGCGGGAAGGGCAAACCCAAAAAGAAAAAGGACTAACGCTTGGGCGGGTTAATCCCTAACACGTACTTGTAAAACCCATCCTCTAGCGCGCTCCCGCCGACGAAGAGGAAAAACGGTATCGCGTTCAAAAAGAATACGACCGCAATCGTTTCGCGCAGGTAAATAAGGTAGTTGGCGAGCGACCAAACAAACAGACCGACAAGCAGCGGCCTTTTGACCATTTTCGTCCAAGCTAAAAACGCCTTATCGACCATTTTCGTCACTCCCTACGGCCATTTAGCCGCGAGATATAATTCTGCAATCGACGTGCCTGACGAATCCCCTTGAGCCGCGCCTAATCAAACCCATACCCTGCGATAAATGGACGACAGGGTGCCGGAAATTGTCATCGCGGCACTTTGGATGCTCCGAGAGTTTTTTCGCTACAAAACTTCACAGAGGGATAAACACATGGCAGGGATCGCAGAAACCAAGGAAGTCTTAGTCGCAGGTAATGAAATCGGCCTATTCGTCGTGTCCCGCCTGAAAGACGGCGTCGGCGTCGACGATGCACTAGCCGCCTACCAGAAACTCACTCAAGATGCGGCCTTTAAGAAAATCGTCATGGACGCACACGACGGGCTATCGGCGGTCGGTGGGGAAATTAAAGATCTCGATATTGGTGAAGGGTTGGAGCTAGCCATGCTGCAAATGAGCTACATCCCGAAGTATGTGGACGTTTTGAAGTGATTAGCGTCATTCTCGGCATCGTAGGAAGTGCTCTGTCGATTTGGGATTCGAAGCTTAAGCAAAAATACATCGATAAGAAAATCCACTTAGAGCGCCGCTACTACGAAGCGATTAATGCTGTCGAGGCAGAGCGAAACAACGCGCTGATTGATAACCTCGAATTTGAAATCGTGCTCTTAGCTAAGGCGCTTTCCTTGGACATGACGAAAAAATGAAAAAGACTATTTGGCTCATCGCTTTCGGACTCGTCGTCACTATCGGATGTGCTGCGACCGAAATCATTATCCCGTCACTAGAGCGCCGCACTCTCGACATCTCTCGCGATTTTCCCGGCTTTGTTTACCGCTACCAGGAATGCAAAAAGAAATTCCTCGGGATGTGTACGAAGTGGGAACAAAAGGTCGACACGTATGACCTCACTGACCCGGTTGTACGCAACCGCTTCGCCGATATGGGATTTGTCGCTAAGGTGAGGGAGAAAATCGGGCCGTGACCCTTCTCCAAAAGCAGCAAAAATTTTCTCGCCTTGTCGCTAAGTTGATTCAACAAGCGAATGAGATGGGATACGAGGTCACGCTTGCGGAAGCCCACAGACCCGACTTCACCGCCCAAAAATATAAAGCACTCGGCATCGGAACTGAAAATAGCCTTCACCGACTCCGACTCGCCATCGATATTAATTTATTCCTCGACGGAAAATACCTTACCCGTACCGAAGATCACCGACCTCTCGGCGAGTGGTGGGAAAAACAAAGCACCGAAGAATACGAATGCGCGTGGGGCGGGCGATTCGGCGACGGAAATCATTACTCGATTTCGAATTCTGGGGTCCGATAGTCGCGAGCGAGGCCCGCTCCCGATTTAAGCCGGACTCCAAACTTTCGCCATCACGAGCTGGTGTCGCGACACAATCATATCAGTCAAAAACGGCTCACTCAGTCCGTTGTGATATCGAATCATCGGCGTTTGGTCGAAGCGAAACGGCTTCACCACAATCTCGTGGTCAGTCACGTCGACAACTTCACCGCGCAGGATGCACAGGCTTGTCTCTAGGGTGAAATATCCCCCCACGTCGATTACGGAATTTTTCGAGACTGTAGACCCTTGCGACTCGCTCACGACTTCTAGTTTTTCTTTCGCCATATATCCCCCAGACGGTAGGCCCCTCACATTTGGGGCAATTATCAAGAATGCCCAGTCTAAATGCCATCCGGCAAGTGGAACAAAAGGCGGTTTTGGTTTGTTGCATAAGGCGCTCCCTGGTTAGAAGTCCCCCAACCAGTGCAGGGTAGCATATGCATCGCAGCGGGAAAGCGATATTTCTGTAGGCTATTCGGTGATAGTGCAATGCCGAGAAATTGACACGCATCCCGTTCGGTTTTGATGCTCGAGGATGGCCTCAGCTACCGTCTTTTCTTCGCCTTCGCTCTCATGCGCTGGTAACTGGACGGCGCTAAACCCGCCGATACTCACCATTTGACGGCCTAGCTTATCGACCCCACACACGGTGTCGGATTGCCATTCGACAGGGCCTATCACCGTTTCACATTGAATGGTTTTTACGGTTGGCGGTGCAGATGCAACGACATCGGTGCAGCTCGGAAGGAAGGGGATAAGGCAGAGTAAAAAAAATACGTGTCGCATCGTGTTTCACTCCAAAAGTTTGATAACCTACTCACCTAAACTCTTTATCGAGTTTGGTGAGATGCTAAGGGGGGGTCGGAAGGTCCGATCCCTTTTTAGTTTCAGCTTCCGATTTTTCAACGATCTCTAAATGCTCTTTTAGGCGTGCTCGCAAAAAGCTAAGCGCGTTTTTCGTTTCGTCGTGTGTCGCATTAGGCGCATGTGCGGAAAGAGCCATCTTGGCGACGTGATCGAAACTGACTTCTATTGCGTTAGATAATTCACTCATAACTTCCTTCTTATACTGCTTTTGTGCCTGTGGCGTAAAACCAGTTTGTTCCATCCGCCCAGCACAGATATTCGTTTGTCCCGCCGTTATTATCATTGAGTATGCCAACGAAACCCGCTCCCAATGTTGCTGGTGCGCCAAATGCAGAATCTAGTTCGGCATCCGTTGGTGGATTTGCGGTGTTTGCTGTCGAAACAATGGTGCGTAAGCCAGCTGCGAATTGCGTAATACCAGAAAATAAGCTGGTGGCGGTCGACGTAGAGTGAATAAACCAATTTCCGGCAAAAGTGATGTTATCTGAAATGCTGGCGTTATTCGTTCCTGCGGTTTGCTCTGATAAAAGGCAGTTAATTAAGCGGGTGACTGTGCTACCCGCGCCAACCGAAGCCGCCGCCGTCTGAAAAGCCGCCGCCCTATTCATCGTGAATGCTGCCGCCGCTGTTTGGACTTGTGACGTGATGGTGTATCCACTCGACGTCCCAGAGCTAGAAAAAATAGTGTCGGCGATAATTCCCCATTGATTTACGCCGGACGTTTGGGAATTACCACGAACGCGAAACATAGTGTCGTCACCGATACCCGCCTCTAGGCTCAGTGGACCGCCAAGCAAACTTTTCCGCGATGAATTTAAGTTCAGCAACCAATCACCGGTGAAGGTGATGTTATCCGCGATGCTCGCGTTGTTTGTGCCTGCGGTTTGGTTGGATAGTAGTACGTTAATTAAGCGAGTGACCGTACTACCTGCTCCGACTTCGGCAGCGGCAACCTGAAATGCCGCAGCCCTATCCATTGTAAATGCCGACGCAGTCGTTTGAACTTGGGAAGTTATTGTGTATCCACTTGACGTAGCGTCGTCGCCAAAAATGGTGTCGGCAATAATTCCCCACTGATTTACGCCCGAAGTCGTTGAGTTACCTCGAACGCGGAGCATGCTATCTGCCCCTGATCCGGCCTCAAGACCGATGCCGCCTGTAGCGTTTAAAATAATTCGGGCGACGCCCGCTGTAGCCAGTGTCAGAGTGTCGGTACCGGAAAGAAACATTCCGGTATTCGTATCGCTTGCAAAACTAAATGACGGAGAAGCTACCGTCCCGTCTGGCACCCGCAACGATGTCCCGTTGAAAAGAAATGTCGACGAACTAGTGAGCGTCGTTGCATCCGACCAATAAGCGACTCGACCCGCCGCACCCGTTCCCGTCGTCCCTGAAACACTCGACACGGTGCCGACGCTGATTCTCTGTGGAATGAAACTCATTTTAAATTCTCCCCCGACCCAATTCGTGTAACCTTATTGTACCCCAAACAATATGGCTAACTGGAAATTTCAACTCGTGACGAAGGTCTGCAAATCACCGGGTTGCGAAATGTCGTGGCGGGCATTGGAAAATTCACCGAATCAGTTTTGCTGTAGGGCACATAGCCAAGAGCTATATTTACCATGGCGCACCGAGCGAGCGAAATTTAGAACGGTGCGGAAGTGGTTGCTCGTGAAGTTTGGCGCGCCGGAAGAAAAAGAAACCGACCAAGAGGTTTTAAGTCAGATAGAGCCCGACGAGATTACGATTTAATTTCGGATGCGGCCTTACAAATTGAAAACCACTCCGCAGTCGTTGGATACCCGCGTTGTTCATCCTGCCGCAAAACTCTCTCAACGACATCGACTAGCTTTTCGACCTTTACGTTCGCTTGCACAATCACGTAGTCGCGGGATTTCCAATATCCGCCGTCATCGCAAAAATCGGATTCGGTGAAGAATGGTTTATTCACGTGAAAAACCATTCGAAAAAAACATTCCCAACGATGCATCCCACATTAACCCGTTTGCCGCAACAATCTCTTTGGCGCAATTTATTCCAAAGGGAAAATTACCTTCCAGTTCGCTTTCTGGCAAAGAGACCACATTGGGATCGGAAAATAGGCCGGTTTTATTAGAATACTGCAACCAAACAGTGTTTTTTGGAGTAAGAAATTTACCGCACCGCTCGCACCGGATTATTTTCGTTACACTCACGTTCTCACCCGCCTTAATTTCGTTTTTACCACTTCCCACAACGACGGCGCCCGCCTCTCATCGTGTTCTAACAACTCTTTCAGCGCGTTTAATTCCTTCGCCGCAATTTCAATCATCGTGTCTTGTTTTTCGCAAATACGAACGAGCGCCCGCACCGTCTCGCACAGACGCACGACTTCGTCGGGATGCACGCGGTCTGCTTTAGCTGACGCTTCGATTTCACCGGATTGGATGAGAATAGTGCGGTAGAGAAGGTTAGTCGGCACGCAATCGTCGCTTTCTTTCAATCTTAACCATGTCCCCGCCGTTGGCTAGGACGGCCTTGGCACAGGCCTTCCCGAATGTGAAACCGCCTTGCGATTCTTTTTCCGGTAGTAGTGCGATGTCGGGATCGGTAAATAGTCCCGTTTCTTGGGACAGTTCTAGCCAGACAATTTTCTTCGGGTCCAGGCGTTCGCCGCATCGTTCGCAATACGATGGGATTTTACTGAAGCTATTTACCCAATCAAACATTGGATAAAACCTCTTCAACAAATTTTTCTTCGTCCGGCCCTTGCTCCAATTGCAAAAGCGCGTAGTCGAGGTCGCCGCAGTAGTCGTAATAACCGCCAGATCGGTCGGTGTCCGCGTGTACTTTTTCAATTTTACGTTTGAGGAAGGCAATGCCTTGTTCACGAGTCATCTCACTCACCGTACTTTCGCAAATCCTTCGCCCTATCAAACGCACGCGACATCACTTCCTCAGCGCCTTCCTTGCCGCATCCTAAGCACATGTAGCCTTCGTCGGCGTCGTACTCGTGCTGGCAGTGGTCTTGGCAGTACTCACCGTATTCCGTTTTCGCTCCGCAATCCGCACATTTCGCTTCCACAACAACCTCAGCTCACCCGCAGCGACATTGCCGCAACGGGTCAAGCATAGCGCGAAACGGGACAGTGATTCAATCGAAATATGTCTGTGGGTTATGTTATTCGGGATTCATCAAGAGGGCGGCGGCTTGGATATTCAAGGCAATGGCTATCTTTTCAAGGACTTCGAGGGAGCATCCTCGCTTACCACTTTCTAAATTACTAATCGCGGCCTGGCTTACGTGTACGGCCTTTGCGAGGTCGTCTTGTTTCATGCCGGTAAGGGCGCGATATTTTTTAATGTTTTGAGATACGATGGCTACCAATGGTTTTCTCCCCCGCTTTTTGGTTGCACTAACATGTCTTTTCGCTATATGTCGGTGTCGCATTTAAGATAGCTCCATGACATGTTATCGGTCAATTGAGGTGAAAGCATGAATGACGTATCGACCCAGTTTTCTTTACCGGCCCCATCGCCAAAACTCCCGCACGGTGTATATGGAAGCGACACGCTGGGCAAACTATTTGAGGCGCTTGCGAAGGCTCGGGTAGAATTCAAAGTCGCAAAATTCGACTCTAAAAACCCGCACTTTAAAAACGAATTTGCGTCACTGACTTCGATTGATGAGGCGACGGTTGAGCCGCTCTCAAAGTACGGGCTTGCGGTAACGCAGCAACCTTATTCTGACGAAAGTGGAGCACCGAGGTTGTTTACGATTTTGGGTCACGCTAGCGGAGAATGGATTGGCGGTGACTTAAAGCTGATCCTCTCAAAGCAAGACATGCAGGCGTTGGGTGCTTCGGTAACATACGCAAAAAGGTATGCGAAGTCGGCGGCAATTGGTGTCGTAAGTGATAAAGACGATGACGGTGAGTCGGCAGTATCGCGTTCGGTGTCGCAACCAGCTCAACAACAAAATGTCCAACCGGCACCGACCCAAGAATCGCAGTTTGTCGACGAGGGCGAGCGCGATGACCGGCTAGTAAGCCAAGCGCAGGCGAAGATGATTTACGCGAAGGCGAAGGCGAAGAAAATCCCCGACGATAAGCTGAAAGACATTCTTATCCAGGTGTCGGGCGTTCGGGAAACGAGCCAAGTGCCTTGGATGGACGTGAGTAAGATTTTGAATGAGATTGCGGCCTTCGGGTCGCATTAAATCGCCGAGCCTCTGAGAGGGGGCAGTCCGAGCTGTCCGGCCCGTTCGATTCGCGGCCTCTCGGCGAAGTATTTTAGCGTGTCAAAAATCACATAAAACATGGGCGGGGAATTCCGAAAGGTGCCTTGCTATGAGTTGGGTTTTACGACGATTAGACAAAGGCGCGGAAGGCGTCGAGTTTGAGATCCACGACGACTCCAATCAAACCCTCGTGTGTTCGCGTATAACGAATCGGCGCGAGGCAGACCTAATATCCCAGGCCCCGAAGCTACTAATCGCACTGAAGGCCGTTAAATCGGCATTAGAGCTATCCCAGGATAAGAACGTGAAGCGGTTTATTGCCGAATTGGCGGAGCTGATTCTCAAGGCGAGCTAGCCGAGATAAAAGTCACACAAAAATAAAGCGTCCACAAAAAGAAACGGGGCTGCTTATTGACAGCCCCGCTTCAAACTGGATATCTCTATCCAACACACGATATGACTCAGCTTATTACACATTCTTTCGAAGCACACAATTTCAAAAAACACATTTCTCACGTTCGCTATGAATCATGCGGCGTCCTAAGTTACATAATTGTACATATGCGACGCGCCGTGTCGAAAGATTCACAATCGAGCGGCGAATTACGTCGACAACGACACAATTTTTCTTTTCTCAAGGCGAGCGTCGCTGGGGCGGCGTTTCTTCTAAAACACAATAAACACAATCGTTGGGGGTTACATGGCAACGGGCATTGGTGCGCCTTTAAAGCGCGGTTTTTTTCAACAAGACCGAGCAATTCTTCACTCGGAGATTTTCGGGAATAAGGAACGTATGGCGGTGTGGCAATACCTGACATCTCAGGTGGCTTACGTCGAGTCTAAGTTTTGGGACGGGCGCCAACTACTGGCCATTAAACCGGGTCAACTATTTTGCAGTATGCGACTTGCCTCTAGGGAATGCGGTTTAGCTCGGCAGACCTTCAAAAGGACCCTGGTTTACATGCTGCGTCGAGGGCTTGTGAAATTTGCCACAATGAAGTCGGGAACGCTGGTCACGCTAGCTAAGTCCATTCTTAGCGCAGTGTGTAAACCACGTGGTGCTTCCCAGACGCACAAGGAAATAAAAGTAATAAATAGATCTTATAATAACTTACCTAGTTATATAGCCACACCGCCATCCGCAGTCGGGATTATGAATCCTGTTTCGACCCAAAAGTATTTGGACGACCTATCTAAATACGTCCCATCTAGAACTATTCCAGGTGAGGCAATGGCATTGCTTCGCCGTTTTAAAGAAGGTGATGAATGAAAAAGAAAATGAAGAAAACGGAAGTTGGTAGCGCAATAAAATATATGTGCGCCTGGTGCGGTAAGAAGCAATCGGGTGTGACCTACATACCCGACCTTCAAAAAGAGAAAAGCACTCCGAGTGTGGGTGATCCAACGGTGTGTATTAAGTGCTCCGAGGTATCGGTTTTGGATGCCAATGGGGAATTCGTAAGGCCAAATTTTTTGGAGTATCGGCTAGCTCACGAGAATTACTGGATTCTGGTTGCGCGCCTTAACGTGATTACGGGAACGGCCACCATGCTGCGTAGTTTCGCTTAAGGGGGCACGTCGATGTTTGATCCCGAAGCGAAAAAAAAGGAAATGGAAAAATCGAAGCGCCAAGCGATGGAACGCATCCAGGTGCCGCCGCTGACCGGCTATCACTCGAAACCCGGCGAGACGGTGCCGATGTCTCAAGTGGTAACGAGCAACGACGAGTATTGGCTCAGAGTCTTTTTAGAAAACGAAGAAATCAGAAACCGTCATGGCGTCACGAGCGTCGACGGGAAGTGGAAAATAACGAATCAGGATTTATTTAATGCCAAGGTGGACGAAGCGAAGCGGTTTTTGCTTAGGCCGCATTGGAAAAAGTAATTATGTGGAAATGGCTTAAAAAGTTGGGCGCCATTGTGCTTGGTGTCCTCCCAGGGGCGCGGGGTAGACCACTTAAAAGACACTCCGCGCCTCTACTACCGCCGTTTATCGACGATAACGGCTTTCAAAATTAGGGAGTAAAAATGAAAATAGTAAAAACGTATCAATATGGAAAACAGATAGTCATTCTTCAGCGCGGTTGGGTATTTGTTGGCGACCTAACTCGTGTAGGTAACGAATGCACTTTAGATAACGCTGCCGTCATTCGCAATTGGGGTACTACGAAGGGATTGGGTGAGATTGCGAAAAACGGTCCAACTGTAAACACTAAATTGGATGAGTGCCCCACAGTCCGGTTTCATTACCTAACCATGGTTGCGCAAATTGATTGCGAGGCATGCAAATGGGAAAAGAAATAGCGGTTAATTTTGAAGAGTCACACGTTGTTAGATCCGGCAACGGCAACGGCAACGGCTACGGCTACGGCTACGGCTACGGCGACGGCGACGGCTACGGCTACGGCAACGGCAACGGCAACGGCTACGGCAACGGCAACGGCAACGGCAACGGCTACGGCGACGGCTACGGCGACGGCTACGGCTACGGCTACGGCTACGGCAACGGCGACGGCTACGGCGACGGCTACGGCTACGGCTACGGCAACGGCGACGGCTACGGCTATTAGATCACGAGAAAGGGAGTAAAAATGAGTAAGCAATTACACCGACAATCTCATTTCAGCGGATACGCGGAGTCAGTGACTTTGAGTGAGATGCGAAAAGAGATCGACCGTATTGAAAAAGCGATGACGAAGGAAAATAAACTATTTGGACTTGGTGCGAGTCCTCAGCACTTTTTCGGATTTACGTTCTTGGTTGAGCCGTCGAGAAAAAAGAAAGCGGCGACGAAGAAAAAATGGAAGAAATGATTATGCTCGTCGGCTATGTGTCGGCGCTGTATCTTTTGTTCCGATATGGGTTGGGGGACTAATGGCATTTCGCGGCTGGGGACGCGGTTTTGGGAAATATGGGGCAAAGGAAGTAAATAAGGCGGGGCGACGTTTCGACTCTAAATTGGAAAGTGCGTTGCATGATTATTTATTAGAGCAAGAGCGAGCGGGTGAGATTCGAGATATTAAACAGCAAGTCAGAGTGAAGCTGACGCTAGCCGAGATAGTTTACATTCCCGATTTCTCGGCAATCGACGTGAAAACGGAAAAGGTTTGTTATTACGAAAGTAAGGGTTTCGAGACAGACGTGTGGAGAATCAAGAGACGGTTGTGGGCTTTTTATGGGCCAAACGGAAGTCCGCTTTACGTGTTCAAGGGAAGTTACAAAAAACTTTATTTGCATGAAGTGATAATCCCGAAGGTGGAAATCAAATGAATGAAATCGAGTGGGATCAATGGCGAGAGGCGAGAGATAACGCGCTCACAACCGCGCAGGAATTAATGAGCGTCTATCGCGGCTCTATCACTGAAGTGTTTTTTAATATTTATCTACGGGGCTACCGCGACGGTGTGGCAGCTTCGGGTAAAACAATGCCAGAAATGGCGAGGGGGGAAGAGGAATGAAACCGTTAGTGGGTCGAATTGTTCACTATACAAATCTTGGTGATAAAGACGGAAAGTATCCGCCGCAAGTGCAAGCGGCAATTATCACGGCAATTTACGAGGACGTTGAGCAGCAACAACAGGACATCATCTTAAAGCGTGTTGATGACGGTATCGGCACTCCTGATATGAAAATTTCCGATTTTGTAGATCTAAAGATTTTTTACACGAGTGGTTTTTTCGATTGTCCGAAAATACCAAAACGAACGTCGCCAGACCAACGGGGTTGTTGGGATTGGCCAGTTAAAGCATAAGGGGGAAGAGGAATGAAACATCTAGCAATCATCGGGTACGTTGTATTTGCGTTAATCGCGGCGGGTTGCCATAAGGCCGAAGCGACGGGCGAGGAAGTGAAACCGGAAGCGGAAAAGCACGAGTGTCATTGTGAAGCGAAGCTAGTCGGCCCGGTGTGGAAGGCCGGAACGCTTTGCGCGAAGGGTGAAGTCAGTCAGGGGCATGGAGTCAATCCGAAGGGATATGTGGTCAGCGGGTGCTACAAGTTGGAAAGTAAATGCGAGTGTCCGTAAATTAGGTTTGCTGGCGGCGGCGAAAGCCGGGACTGGGTCACCGAATGATCCCCGTCGCTACACGAATCATGCGGAGCACGCTGGGTGGTGAATTTAAATGCGCTATCACCTCAGCAACGCAGACGAGGGTAGCGCGCTTAGCAGAGTAACGGGTATAAAATCCCCTTCCTACTTCGGTACAGGGGCCCGCCAGCTTTTTTATGTTTAGAAGTAAGTACATCGCGAAATGCATTCACGTCCGCCCGAGGTTTCGTTTCATCACGTTGGGAAAAGACTACGACGTGATTACGCTGATTAGTTCGAGGACACCGCCTGAGGTTGTGATTGTGGCGGATGACGGAAAGTATCGAAAGTTTGTAGCGAGATGGTTTGAAGTGAGGGAACGAGAGTGAGTGAATCAAAATTCAAAGTGGGCGACCGGGTAAGTTGGCTCGGACTGAAGGGAATGGTGATTAGTACGACCGAATCAGGAAATCACCCGATAGCCGTTGAATGGGACACTAAAGAAGCGCTGAGAGAATATTTCACTCTAGACGGTAGGTATTGGAAAGGCCAACGCCCTTCGCTTAAGAAGCTGAAAAAGAAAAAGGCGCGGTACTTTTATGGAGCGTGGGAGAAGTGCGAGATTGCGCCATCGAGACATCAAATGCACTTCGTTCCAATTGAACCGTTTGTCGATTTGATGCAGCTAACCGAGATGGGCAATTGTTGGCTTCGCGACTGCGGCACGAAAAAGCCGAAGGGTGCCGAATGACCACACTCGAAACGCTACTCAAGCAGGTTGAGGAATTGGATGCGCTGAAAAAAGGCTGGGCCACAAAAGATTCCGAGGTTGGTGCTCATCGTATGTTGACGCAAGGAATGTTAGCAGGCGCCGCTCCCATCCTCGTCGAAGTGATTCGCAAGCTGGTGGAGCAGAGTCATCAATTAATTGTAGAGTATGTTGTGTCAGAAAATGTAGACGGTGATTTTTCTTTTTCTGAGCAGCAAGAGGAAGTAACGGCTCGCACACAAGAATTATTTGCCGACCTCGACGCCATTGTCGCTAAAGCGTCAGAAGCGAAGCGGAAGGGGGAAGAGTGATGACGGTAAGTATTATTAAATCTGTAATTGCAATTCTGATTCACACCGCAGTCGGTTTCCCTCTTTTTTATTTAGCGAGACAAGGAATAAGTAGCTGGGAACTGGCGCTACTCGATACCATAGTTCTTTTCGCACTCATATTTTGGGTTAATAGAGAGCCGAAGCGGTTGAAGGGGGAAGAGTGAATGGGAACTAATTTTTACGTTGAAAGTGATGAGCCTTGCGAAGCGTGTCACGGAAATGGAAAACGGCGTGTTCATATCGGTAAATCGTCAGGCGGATGGAAATTTCTGTTTAACCCGTTTCGGAAGTCGTTTGCTGAGTGGTGCGCCTATCTACAGTCCCATACTAAAATCTGGGATGAATACGGTCAGCCCCAAGATAAAGACGAGCTGATCAACTTTATCGTTGAGAAACAAAAAACCTGTTCAACGCATTGGCAACCGGGCGAAGAGCCAGAGCGGCATGAGTTTATAGACCAAGATGGTTATCGCATTTCAAAGTATGAGGAATTTTCATGACCCTACACGACACCCTCAACGACCTGGAAGAAAAGGCGGACAAGACGACGCCAATTTATCGCGTTCATTATCCACCACGTGACTACTACGGGGACGAATGGGACCTTTTAGATAAACACTACATCGACTTCGTTGCTAGGTCTGAGGCGGAAGAATTTGCGGTAAAGTCGGTTAATCACCGGGCACCACCCTGGGCGCAGCCCAACATTCAGGTTATCGCTCCTGACGATATTTCCCTCTCCCCCGACACGGTGCTAGCCCTCATCACGGCGCTGCGAGAGGCGACGGAAATGGCCAAGTCTTATATGTTGTTGTCTCGTTATCACTGGGGTGATGGGAGTGTAACAAGGGAAGATGTTATGCGCGTGCTACCAACTGCACGTAACTGGCTCGCCAAGTACGCGAAGGGGGAAAAGGGATGAGTGACTTTGAACCGGAGATTAATTTTCAGTGCTACATCTGTCCGTACTGTTTCGACGATCACACTAGCAATATTTGTAAAACTTCAGACGTAAAAGAGCATACGGAGAAACTCCGCGCTCAACTCGCCGAGGCGCGTGAGGTGATTGAGAAGGTCGCAAAACCCATCGAAAAGACTGTCTATCACTATGGTGCGATGTCTGACCGCAATGACCCGCCATATCCCGTAACCGAAACGGTAGATAAAGACGACGCTAAAGAGGCCCGAGCCTTTCTCGCGAAGTATCCGAAGGGGGACACATGACAAACGACGAACTAAAGCTACAATCCTGGAAACGCGAGGCGGCGGATGTGATAATCCCCGAGCTCACGAAGCTATTTAAGAAACGTAGGTGGGAAGCGGAGTCGGTCTACGTCGCGTTGGAATTCTTTTTGAAGGATTTGAAGAAACAATTTCCGCTGCTGATCAACAAAGGAATAAAAGAAAGACAAGGCTCACGGAGTACAATGGTGTTAGGTACAGGACGGCTCAGCTAGCCGAATTAGTAGGGATACCGCGAACAACACTTGCGTATCAACTTCGAAGCGGCCTTTCGATTAAGCAAGTTATTGAGAGGATCAACCATGGGAAAAAGGGGAGCAAAGGCATGGGAACCAAACTGGGACGTCTTCAACGCCCTTGTGGCTACTCAATGTA